TTTGATGCAAAAAAGTTACCACCGTCTATTATAGTAAGCTCATCCCCGGTAGCAGCTGCTGCTGGCAGAGTTATTGTTATAGGGTTAGTGTTCGTAATTGCAAAAATTTGTTCTCCGGCTACCGCTGTGTAAGCAGTTACACTTGAAGAGTTTACCGTTAAATATCCTTTATCCAGTAAACCTAAATTTACATTTGTAGCATCTGAATATACTAATACTTTTGATCCTGAAGGAACTGTAACTCCTGTTCCTGAAACAGTTTTGATAGTTAATGTTTTTATGGTTCCAGAACTTTCTCTTGTTGTTGCATCTTCAAACACCATAACTCTTTCTGCACTATCAGGAACTGTTACAGTTCTGTTTGCAGTTAAAGTTCCAGTAAGTTTAAAATAAATATTTTTACCATTTGATGTTGCACCATTGTCTAAAGCTAATGCTACATCACCGCTACCAACAGCCAATGATAAATATCCTGTAGATAATTGTTCTAGTATTTGTAAATTAGTATTAGTTATATTACCCCAAAGACCGGCCTTTTCACCAGTGGTAATTAATTCTAATTTTGAATTTGTTGAAAAACTTGATGCCATATTAAATCGGGTCTATTTCTACCCAAACACTATTTGTGTTTGGATCTATTTCACTCCATGTTATTGCCGTCGCATCCTTAACTGTTATGGTCAAAGGTGTTGCATCAGGCGTTACATTTGCCTTACCAATCAGTGTAACACTTCCTGTGCTTAACGTCAATTGGTTTCCAGTTACTGTTGCGTTAGCAGCTGCATTAATTACTACGCCTCCTGTAGCTAAAGTTAATCCGCTTCCTGCAACAGTTACGTTAGCTGCAGCATTAATCACTACGTTACCTGTGGCTGCTGTTAGAGGATTTCCTGTTACATTAACAAGAGCTCCTGC